CGTTATTCAGTACGACGCAGCTGCCAACGAGGACCCTCGCGAGCAGGGGTTCGGATTCAACAAGTTCAAGGAGTACGTTGAGACCGTGAACCCCGACATCATTATGATCTATAACGATCCCATCGTGATCAACCAGTTCATTCAGCAACTGAAGGATGTTGCGAAGTCCTGGAAGCTCTGGGTTTACCTGGATCAGGTGTACAAGGGTGCGGACATGGGCCTGCTCCGCAATATTGAGAATGCGGCCGACCGGATCATCTGCTTCACGGACACGTGGAAGACCCACTTGATGACCCGCCTGACTACCCCCAACATCAAGATTGATGTGATGGAGCACGGTGTGGACTCCTTGGTATTCAAGCCCCTGTCGGACTCTGAGCGCAACGGAATTCGCAAGAATCTCAATATCCCTGCAAACGCCATCGTCTTTCTGAACATGAACCGCAACTCACAGCGGAAGCGTCTGGATCTCACCCTCATGGGCTTTGCCCGTCTCCTGAAGGAGTTCCCCGACAAGCCTTTCCATCTCCTGATGGTCACGGGTGTCAAGCCCGAGGGCGGTGCCTATTACCAGCCTCTCCAGATCTACCTGAACGAGCTCGAGCTCCTGGGTCTGGACAACCTGAAGTATGGCACTCGCGTCTCGATCGTGGATACTACGCCTCCCACAGCCTACTTCAACGATGAGGCCATCAACCAGCTGTACAACGTCGCGGATGTGGGGGTGAACACCTCGAACGGCGAGGGCTTTGGTCTCTGCCAGCTAGAGCACATGGCGACTGGTGCTCCGCAGGTTGTCCTAGATCTGGACTGCTACAAGGCCTTCATGACGGACGAAACGAGCGTGCGTTGCCCCCTGAAGTCTTACTCGTATCTCCAGATGACAGCAGGTGTGGGTCTTACGGAGTACACCACGACAGCCGAGGATGTTGCGTCTGCGATGAAGAATGCGGTTGCGATGTGTGGTCGTGAGACGTCCGAGAAGTGTGTGGCTCTTGCCCGCTCTCGCCCGTGGTCCAAGATCTGCGACGCCTTCCTGGAGAGCATCCTGGAGAAGAAGGACTAAATCTAAGCGTATGTGAAAAACTGAATCCGGTCCTCTTTGAGGGTTCCCAATTTGAGTAGTCGTTGTTTATCCCCAAACGCCGACTCGTCAAAGACCTCGCGGGTATCCGGATCTACCAGGAATAAGAAATCCTTGATCTTCACCCTCTGCAACCTCCGCTTCCGCTTCATCATATTTTTGAGGTACGAGGCATCGCGCTCGTCATCCTTGATATTGGGATTGAACGCCAGATCTTCGCCCTTGGCCGTGCTATCGAAGCGCATACACTGCAGAACGGGCTTTTCCCGGGAATGTAACTTGCGGTGAACCTCGCAGTCTACGGCCGCCTGCTTGATCAGCCGAGTGATTCCGGCGGTGATCTTCTCCTTTTCGTAAGAAACTTCATAGAGGAACTCGTCGCTGGACATGAACGCTTCAGGGGCTCTGGCACCGCTTTCTCCAGGCGCAGCGTACTTCTTGGGACTCGTATCTGCCCGGCGAATAGGGACAATATTGAACGCTGTATTGGACGCTGCCTGGGCCGCAGAGAAGACAGAGACGTAGAACGATATGCGGATGGTCCGTTCTTCGGTGGGAACAGTCTCAACCTTTACGGACCCCTCTTCCAGGATCTGGCGGGTGGCGTGGGAACACAGACGAATACCGCGTCCAATCACCTGGTCGTGCCGGGCAGGGTTCCAGTGCGGTTCCATGATGTGGAGGTGCCTGACGTTTTTTAAGTTAATACCTTCGGCACCGCTGGAGGTGGCCATCAGAATACTGAGAATCTTCTTTCCTCCCCGCTTGAGAATACTTTCCTTCATACTGCTGGAGTGTTCCGGATAATCGGACTGGAGACCCAAGTAATCCTCATTGAAAATCAGACGGGTGATTTCTAGTTCGGCCCGATCAATTCCGCCCGTGTAAAAAGCATATGCGGGTTTTGCGGGATCTAGATCCGGGGCTTCGCGGTACTTCCCACCCTCCTTGACAAGGCGGTAAGGCTGGTACCCGTTGGCGTCCAAGATAGCTGCAAAGATGCCGAGACCCTCTAACTTGAGATATTGGGAGTAAATGAACTGATTTTTAAATTTGTCAGTTCCGGTCGTGGTGCGGACATTCAGGAGGAGTTTCCGCATCTTTGGGGAAAAGGTGGCCAGGCCTTCGTCGCGGAGGTACTTGTCCGGGTTCTCACGGAGCTTGGCCAGGATCACGGCTTTCTTGTCGTCTTCATTATCTTCCTCTACCTGCTCGGCGGCAAGGGCACGGTAATCGGAAGGCACGGCGTAATTACAGGCCAGGCGGGACATCACGCGGTACGTCTTCATGTCTTCGTTCAAGGCCGACATGCCCGTACGTTTCTTGGAATCTTGTTGAATCTCCTTCCAACGGACTTCTAGGTAGCGATTGAACTGTTCGTCGGACATTTCAATTTTTTCCAGCATCTTGTCATCGTCTACCCGCTTGGGGAGCATACGCTCGTCCGAGCCCTTGTAGTAGGACACAAGGCCCTGAATACGCTTCTGAAAAAGCAGGGCGTTCTTGACATCCAGACCTTCGACAAAGGTGTTGACAAACTCTGCAAACTCGGTGGGCAGGCATTCCAAGGTTCCACGCTTGATGTTTTCACGAGCGGCCAGGACTCCGCCAGGAAAGGTGGCTGAAAACGATTCGCGGATGGTGTCCACCCAGTCTCCTGGAGTCTTGTAGGTCACGGTCTCATCGTACTGCACGGCAATCCGCTCTCCATCCTTGTTGTAGACCGACTTGAAGTGGCCAGGGTTACGTGTAATCTGGATAGACCGCTTTACGCTATTGAATTCTACGGTATCCACTTCGGGAAGTTTACGGAAAAAGGATTTCATCCCTGCCTCGTCCCACGTCGGCAGTTCCTTGACAGGGATCACGACCCGCTCGATGGGTCCACGCAGGAGATTGAGGAGGTAAGCGATCTCGTTGGGGCGGTTGATAAGGGGAGTTCCTGAGAGGGCTACAACCTTGCAGTCACGGGCATTGTAGATAGAGTCATACAGGCGCTTACCGATCACAGAATTGTTGATGGTCCGGGAAATCAAGTTGTGAGCCTCGTCGATAATCACCACCGAGTTATCGAAGGGGTTGGATTTCAGGGGATCGTCATCGGGGACAATTCGACGCATGCTCTCGCCAGTAAGGCCATTGTAGTTGATGAAATTGTAGCGATTGGCGATAAGATCATCAATCTGGGCATCAATGCCCTGCTGGGCGTCACGGGGGAGCGAGCCGTAGTTGGACTCCTTGCCGGGAACGGTCACAAAGTATCGTCCCTTGCTCAGAAAATCCTGTGACATACCCATGGCCAGAGCCGGAGCTTTGTCGGCTTCGCTTCGGATAATACGGACTTCCCAGTAATTATTCTGAACGTAAATCACGTTTCCGCACTTACGGATCTCCTGCCTGAAATTGTTCTGGAGAGAGGCAGGGAGCAGAACCCAGACCTTCTTGTTGGACAGGAGAGACTCGGCTACTCCGATCGCCGAGCACGTCTTTCCGGATCCGAGACCGTGGTAGACCAGGAGACCACGATAAGGGGTTTCAATAGCAAGGTAGTCACGAACAAGTTTCTGGTATGGGAGAAGTTCGCGAGTCGTCTTCCCGGTCTGCTGGAGACAGAGGTCCACGCCCTCTTCATCGGGGGCAGGGTCTTTCCTGTACTTCAGGTAGATTCGGGCAATATAGTCGGCAAACGCTTTACGGTTCGGCAATACGAAAGCCGTGCTCATATTGTATCAACAACGTAAATAAAATACGCTCATGATACAATGAATTTGGACGGAGACCCCCGTATCTGGATGCTCACCATCTACCTCTTCTTAGTCTCTGCCCTTCTCTATTTCCGCCCGGCCCTGGTCTTTGATGGCGGGCGGGTGAGGGAGTTCGGTGCCGGGCGCAAAGATGCCACGGTCTTTCCCCTCTGGTGGTGGATCATTCTTCTGGCAATCATTTCTTACCTGCTGGTGCATTACCTACTACAGGCTTGACGGCCGGGGTAGACTCCTGAGCGGCTTTCACAGCCGCATCCTTTTCGGCCTTGCGATCCAGCAGATTCTGCTTGAACTGAGTCGCTTCATCCACGCTGGGTACACACACATCGCGGATGGAATCTCCTACCAGACCATACATTCCCACGACACACGCCAGGGTCAGGAAGTACCCAATAGAAATCCACCCCGCCCGCTCAATCCCTCCTTCCGAACTATCAAAACTGCGATAGAACCGATCAAACTGAACACGCAGAATTTCCAGGGATCGGATCACGACCCACGCCCCTGCAGGAAACGCCGCCCAAATAGCTCCGTGCGTGGCATTCTTGGAAGCGTCGGTTTTCTCGCACTCGTGAAACGTGGCGGCGGCAGAAAACCCAAACCCCAAAAGGAAAAAGAACGCATATATTCCCAACGTAATACCTACCATAAGACCCCATTCGCGTCCACTTGTTAGAGCTAATATGGCCATTGTGTATCCTTCTTATTATTCCTTCGGGAGACGAACTTCAACGTTTTCAGCGAGATTTGAAAGTTCGTGGAGCATGTCGCGCCTCTGAGTATACTGCGGCCGAGTGAGGCTCATGCAATCAGCCATCGTCTTCCACCCAATCGCCGAGATCTCCCGCCTCTGCATATTGGTGAACCGCTGATGAATATCGATGCGGTCAGGACGAGACAACACCGCCACGAAATACTTGTGACGATACATGATCCCGTTGGTCCCTGCAAACGTCTCCTCCAGCTGAATCCCCGAAACCATCGTGTACGACGACCGGGGGATATTGGTCTCCTCAAAGAACTCCCGCTCGGCACACCCCTGGTCGCTCTCGCACTTCAGGCGACGGCCTTTCGGAAACCCCCACTCTGGCTCGGTATACACCGTGGACGACGCATCAATCTCGGTTCGCACGCTATCAAACTTCTCTTTCGCAGCCTTCATTTCGTATTCGTGACGCTCCGAGTTGTTCCAGAGTCGGAGCCACAGGGCTTCAAACGTCTCGGTCTTTACTCGGTTCACTTCCGACTGGGTCATGTTGGTAAGCAGGGTCTCAACATACTCCCTGTCGGTCGGATCGTATTTTCCCCGGACAAAGTCGGTGTAGCACATACTGTCTTTCCGCCTGACCATGAGGACCTCCACATCCTGGGTCGGTAGGGGGAGAGTGGATGGGCTGACAGGGTTCGTTAAATTTCGCACAAGGATGATTCCGCAGGAGAGGACGGGCTCGCCGCAGTCTCGGAACGTATGTCCTCGTTGTCCGCAGTTGTTACAGAAGATGGTAGGAGCAGTCATTTCAGTTGATGTGTATGCCTCCTCAGATATTTCTGCTTCCGTTTTTACCTCTTCTTCTAACAATAAGAATGTCCACCGATCCGAATGCTGCGGCAGTCGCGGCTGCCTCGGCCGCCAACCCGAACGCGTCCGCTCCGACTAAGTCTAGCGGACCCGCCAGTGGTGTGTCCTTGACCTTTATCACGAGTTCGACCATCGCCACCATCATCTTTGTTGTAGTGGAGCTGGCACTGGCCTACTATTACTTTGCTCGCTCAACTGCGCCTCTAGGCACTCGTATTATGTGGTTTGTCATCTTCACGGTGGCAGCTGCTCTCCTCATTTACGGAACATACTTCATCTTCCAGGGCACCTTCACGATGACCACCTGGTCTGGAAGTGTAACACCTGCCGCCGGTGTGACCACCAACACGTCCATGGTCATCCCTGGATCGTCCATCCCCGTCTCGGTCGGAACCAACGGCGGAAACTATGGAATTCAGTGGTGGATGTTCATCCAGGACTGGAACTACATGTTCGGCCAGGAGAAGCAAGTCATTACCCGCGGAGCGTCCGGAGCGCTCAACCCCTACGTCTTCCTTGACCCTGTAGAGAATACCCTAGATGTCAAGATCAATCTGATGTCCGGCGCCGCCGGATCGGGCGGGTCGAGCGTTCCTTCGCCGGTAGGACTCACGGGATCCACCGATGATTCATTCACGTGCAAGGTCAAGAACATTCCCCTCCAGTCGTGGTTCTGTATTTCGCTGTCGGTGAACAGCCGTAATGTGGACATCTACCTCAACGGTATGCTCGTCCGCTCCTGCCTCCTTCCCGCAGTACCCCAGGCGCCGAAGGGCGACGCCACTGTCATGGGCGCCGGAGGATACTCCGGCAACCTCGCAGCCCTCAATTTCTATGCAGGTCCCCTCAACCCGAACATGGCGATGGACTTCTACAAGGCCGGCCCCCCGGCAGCTGCTGTTGCCCAGACCGCTTCGAAGAGCACGACCCCGACGAACCCCTATGTCGTGAAACTCGCGGTGGTTGACCCGACTGGACAGGAATTAAACAAGTATACCTTCTAAATAATAGGCAGGAATGGATACTCGGACGATCCTAATTTCATTGATGACACTCATTGTCCTGGGTGTTGCGATTCTCATACTCTATGAATTCAGCTACGGGTTCTGGTCGTCTACCCCCGCTGGACTCCGACCTTCCATGGCGAGCGTCACGATCGTGGGTCCTCTCCAGGACGGCCAAACAAACCAGGAATACAATTCGGCTCTCCCCCTCTCGAACAACGAAACAGATGGCATTGAGTTTTCTTATGCCGCCTGGATCTTGATTAACGACTTTGACCCCCGGGTTTCCAATCCCATTCTCTTCACCAAGGGCAGTCTTGACTTGGCTCTCCAGTCCCCCTCCGTCGTGATGACGAGCGGAAAGAACCAGATCACAATCA